GACAGTGGTGAAATCTTCTTTAACATCCCATTCAAGGTCAAAGTACCAAACTCTAGGATGAAACTCTGGTATTTTATCCGGGTACAATTGCATCAGTATTTGGTCCTGATAGTACACATCGGCCTCGTATGTCTTCATCATATCTTTTAACTGCCAGAGGGAATCAGGATTATCCACACTTAGCTTGATTAGTTTAGCACCGTCTTTTCCAGTTGCTTCTTCCATGTCATGCACTCTGACTCCCCTTATCTGAGAAGTTACCCTCATGAGAGTTCTAGGGTGTGTTCCAACAGGTATCCAACAGAATGGCCTGACGTAGTCTTCCTCTTCCGGTGCTATTGTTCTGACATGCAGATTACCTTCTTTGTCTCTGGTTCTGAGGTACATGTGTGGTTTGTCTTCCATGGAAAAACCATCAGGAAAGAAATAATCTACAATCATTAAATCACCTAAGCTTGTTGGTCTATCACTACTATTGTTCTCTCCCATCCCTCTCCGCTTTGTTCCACTGCTAGAACAGTGGATTCTCCGCAATGGAATGTGGATTTTACTTTAGGGTCTAAGATTGATAGGCAGGACAGTAACCATGGCCCGAAGCTTGAGGACACTGTGTGATTCGGCCCCTGTGCATTCTCTATCGTGGCTGTGCATATTATTGCTGCTCCGCCTTTCTTGAAGGCGTGCAAGACCAATTCTTTTTCATCTGCATTAGCCTTGATTAAGAAATCAGAGTCAGCACTAAGAGACTTGGCTATGTTTGCGCCATCAATCAAATCTGAGAAGTTTGTTTCACCGTGTGTTGTGAAAACCCCTCTACCGAAAGCACCCCATTGACCGTTCTTAGCTTTCAGAGTCAACTTAGCTAAAGTGGGGGCTAGTTGTGTGCTTTTACAATCTAGTATGGGCAATGTCATTTTCATTGTGCCAGACTTTAGAGATAGCCTAGTCGCACTTTGCTGTATGGTGACATCACCCTTGCACTTCTTCAAGAAGGTCTTCGCCTTTTTCAAATCAGTGAACACTATATTACCAGATTCTTTTACTGCATCGGGGTAGGTTTTCTTGTAGTGAATGTAGTGAGAACTATGAGCGGCATCATATTCTATTGTACCGCTTTTGTTCAAAACCAATTTGACATCTTCCATTCTCTCCCCTATGGAGCTTAGTAGACTCAGCCACTCCTTTGATTCTAGAACCGCTTTAGACATGCTATCACAGTGTGCCGTCATTCAATTCTTGTAGTCCGTACCACACAGGAGGCTTTCCTATCTCCGTGACTAAGATTGTTCTTCTCTGCCCCTGTAGCGAGGCATCTGTCTTGCTTTTCTCATACGTCACAGTGAATCTTTGCATTGTCAGTAAACCCTCTTCATCTCTAACATCATCTCTCTCAAAGACCAGTATCTGGAATACCAGACCACCTGTGTTCTTCTCCCAAGCGGGACGCCATGATGTGGCTCCCATTGCTCTATCGTCATTCTGTTGCGTCTGTGCTAAGTGTGTTTCTAGGAATACCTTCACACCTCTCTTGACCAAACCTTGACAGAGGGTAGTCAATTGATGGAACCTAGTCTTCCTTATCGCCCAGTCCCATTGAAACTCGACTCTCTTAGCGTCTGCTCCTATACCTCTATTGTCTGCTGCTGATATGCCATCCTTGGCTAATCCAAGGTCAAATATCCTCATGTTGTTGATACACACACTATCCCACTGGTCAAGCCCGGTGACTATGACGCCCCACAGGGTGTCACTGTTAGCTACAGCATACTGAAGCAACTTCATGACTCTGTTGTGTGTTTCCTGATAGTCTATGGCAGTTCTGTCTTCTGACGTGTAGACGTAGGGTTCCCAGCATTTTATTCCGTCCACATCACTGTGGAAAGCACTTTTGTTAGCCAGTAAACCACCATCGAAATCAATAGCCCAGAGTTTCTTTGGTTCTGTTTCCTCTTCGATGCACTTCTCGTAGTACATTCTGTATGCCGCAGTTACCACTGCCGACTTACCAGTGTTCTCATGTCCTACTAAGGCCATCAGTGTGTGTCCCGTTTGGTTGTTCATGTTCTGTAGCTCTTCTTCAAGAGCAGCGAAGGGATTCTTTCTTGCGTGTGCAGGAGCTTCCCCGTCCTTGATTTCTTCCTGCTTCTCCTTGGCTTTACCAAAACCTGCCATCAGTTCCCCTCCATCTCTATGAGCTTCTGTAGATACACTGCTAAGTCCATCGCTTCCTCTTGTGCGTGTACCAACCACTCTATCCTTGTTAGAGGGGCAGTTTCTACTGTCACACCATACTTTTCTTTACCAAGCTCGGCACGGAACTGTATCTTCTTACACACTTCGTCCTCAACTCTGGACACTATCTCTCCTCCTCTTCCATGCTTCTAGCTGCCTCTGCGACTGTAGCGTTGACTTCAGCTATGTCATTCTGTAGCTTTCTAGTAGACGTTAGAACCTCGTTGGCAAATGCCTCAAACAGTCTCAAGGTAACTAGTCTATTTTTCGCTATCTGTTGTATTTGAGTGGCATCTCCCATGAGGGCGTTGTATCTATTCGTCATCTCAACAAGTTGCTCTCTCAAATTTGCATTTTCTACTTCTAAATCTTTCTTCGTTGTCATTCATATCACCTCACTCAAATTGGGATGGGTTGGAGTTACCACCAGATGCTCTTGGGCGTGCCCTTCTCCAATCAGCATAAACTCCAAAGATTGTCATCTTTGGTGTCTCATCATTGTCCCTGCGCATCATTCCTATTCTACCGAACACGAACACAGTGGTGTTCTCTGCGTACTCATATCTCTCTCCTTCCTTATCCACGAAAGTGAATGGGTGTGTTAGGTCATGAACCGCACTACCTACGTTGCATAGAACCTCAGAGCCAGTGCCTTGTCCGTACATGCTCTGTAGGTCCATGCAAGTCAATGACATGCTGTACTGCTTGCCACCTTGGTCGTATTCAGTCTCTCTTGCTTCTGTGTTTAGTCTGTTAACTGTACCCCTCGTTATCACCAAGGGTCCCACTTTACCGACACCATCCGAACTCTGGAAGGTGCGTAGGCCGTTCTCGTAAGCCTCTGTCAGCTCCTCAAGTGGAACGTATAGCTCATGGAACACAGTGGATGACCAGAACTTAGAGGGATGCAATTCTCCTCTCAGGTCCTCCGGTACAAACTCGTTGCTGTAGTTGATTGTGTCCACAAAGCCCTCATTCGTTTCAAGAATGTCTTTTCTGTATTCATTAGCATCCTCCTTTGGTGGTCTTACGGTGATGACACATGGCTCTCCTATTTTCAAGGACCTCTCCGTGTCTTCTCCCTTCAAGTCAACTCGCCAAAGCTTGATGTCATTCTCAAACTCGCCGTGTTCATTACCAAGGAACCAAGCGTATCTGCCCATCACATCAGTGCTGTATGGGTTTCCTGCCCTGCTCACGAAACAGATGTAGTCGTTACCACCGACATGTATGCCCATGGATGGTGCTTCGGTAGCATCCTCGTTGGTCGTTATGACACCGCTCTCCATAGTCTCTATGACCCATTTGCCCTCTTGTGCTACGTAGTGACCAGCGCCCTTGCTCATTGCCTCATTAGGGTCCCTTCTGTATAGACCTACTAACCAGTTTTGCAGTCCGGTTCCTCTGTTGTCGCTCTTAGCATCAACGCCTACGAAGCAACCTACGAAGGACGATGTGTTTTGTCCACCACTAGTTGTGCCTCTCCTCAAGATAGTAAAGCACTGCTCGGCCCAGTCTACAAGTAGGTCTTCATCCTCTTGTTGCCAGTCATCACAATCGTAGTTTTCCTTGATATAGTTCAAGTAGAACTTCTTCACCTCTTCCTTCGACTCACCTGTTCTCTCGGAGTGCTTATCGAGTCTCCTCTGCACTTCCGATGGGAAAGCAGGATTCTGTTTCTGCTGTGACATCTGTTGTGCTTGACCCTTAGCAAATGGGTTGTACTTACTGTCGTCTTTTTCCATTTCATTCATCATATCTTTCATTTCTTCATTCATTTCATATCCTTCCAGATTTTTATCATTTCTTTCATTGTTTCATTCAACTCTTTTAATTCAAAAACAACGGAACGTAGTTCGTTACCAATTGTAACGCCCAACTGTTCCATGTCTATTCCTCTAATTCCGCTCATTGTTTCTCACTTCCTTTCTCATGCTCGCTACCATGTAGTCACAGAAGGCATGGTCGCCTTGTGGCCATGTGTATATGTTGAGCATAACATCTCCATATGCACACATGATATCGAATAGAGTTGTATCAGTAATCGAAGCATTAAATTTCCTCTTTATGTCCCTGTAGAAAGTGCTCATTACAGAGCGCAGGGGCACACCAGTGTCCAGTAGGTCATGAAGGTTTCCTCTAATCTTCATCCATTCTCCCTTAGTAGCTAGTTCAGCTAAATCTTCCATGTTCTTTGCAGAGATATCCTTTATTCTCTCACCTAATGATTCGCTGTTTCTAGGTAACGACTCAAGAAGATTGAGGCAGGAACGAAGGTCGCCATTCATTATCTCGATTAAGTTAGGCAAATCATCAGACCATCCCGATTTGATGTCGTCATCAACGCCTATCAGGGAAAGAACGTCCCAAAGTCTGGCTGCCCCCTCAATATTTCCTACTGGTTTGAACGTGTATGTTCTGCATCTGGAACGGATAGCCGGTTTTATCTTCTCAAGCTCATTACCTGTCATAATCACCAACGCATTGTTTGCATAGGTTTCCATCAATTGTTTAGCAGCATCTTGAGCGGCCGGTGTGAGCCCATCGGCCTCGTCTATCAAGACTACCTTCCTTTCGACACCAACAGGCTTTGTTCTTAGAAGGGTCTTCAAATCATTCCTGATGAAGTCTATACCCCTGTCGTCGCTGCCATTTATTTCAACGTAGTTCAACTGATTAAACTCGTCACCAAGCATCTCTCTAGCTATTACTCTAGCAGAGCTTGTCTTTCCAGTCCCGTATGGGCCTACTAGTAGGAGGGCCGACGGCCAACCTTGCACTAACCAAGATTTTACATCTTCTACTAATGTATGCTGTCCTACAATCTCATCTATCGATGTAGGTCTTGCTCTTTCACTCCACATATGTTTTTGCTCCTTCTAGTCTTACTTAAAGGGAATTCTAAAAAACGGCCAAATCAAACTGCTTTGACCATTCAATAAAATCACCCCAATCGCTTGGTGGTGGGTTATCCAAAACCCAACGAATGTTATCATATCCTTTCCTATCGTATAGTAATTCCCAACACTCGTATGTATTGCATATTTTCTCTATGAACGATAGGCATTTCTCCAAATCACTACCCTTTCTGTAGATGCCCTTGCTAGGTATTCTCTCCCTACCAACTAACTTGCAGAGATAGTCTGAATTTGTGGTATGAGTCATGGACGGTCTGACTCTGTATCCTACCTTTCTTGTTCCGTCTCTGTTTACGCTTATTTGAAATCTGATACCAGAGAGCAATGAGCCAATCTCAATCCAGTCCTTCTCCATTCTCAAGATATCACATCCACGATTTGCGTTATGTCACTTATCCCTTTATTCTCATTGAACTGATGGAAGACAGGATGTTTGAATTCCATAGAGGAACTATCGAGCGATGGTGAAACTATTTCGACAATGATACATAGTTCATCCGGTATCTCAATGCGTGAGTTACCAAGCGAAAACTCCTCCACATTCCATCTTTTCAAAGCTCTATGAAAAAAGGATACTTTGTCTAAATCGGTTATTGTTAATTCACCAGCGGCCATCAGGTCTGTGCCATCCATAATATCAAGACCAATTTTAACAGTGCCACCTATCACTTCATACCAAGATAGTCTTACTGTTTGTACATGCTCTTTGAGAACCATAAGATAACCACCATAATCATCTGGTGTATAGGATTTTAAATTTGGAAAACGCACCGTGTTGTCACTACAAAACTCCTCTATTTTATTCCAAGGTGGAATCTCTCTTAGATATGCAACCTCCTCAAAAGGTAGGTCTTGGTACTCACTCAACATTGTTTCCAGTTTAGTTAGTCTGTCTTGCAGCCTTAGTTCAGTTTCCTCAAAGAAGAACGCATCGTATGCGATACCTCCCTTTGTGTGTTCTATAACATAATCATCGGTCCTATGCAAAACTCTGTTTCCCTTTCCTTCTATTACCTGACACAGACCACCATTGTACTCTACTAAGTTCACGTTCTCGTTCCAAGGTAGCAATCTTCTATTGGTGTATAGCACATAGTTCTCATCACTAAAGTTACTGGGGTTCATCACCATCGTGTAGAACGCTTCTCTCAAATTCATATTGTCATTGAGTAGATTGGCTGATACTATCATTTCATCAGTGACACCGTTTCTTTTCACTGCCTTGAGGAAAGTATGTTTGCTTATACCACGCCTCGCACCCAAAGCTGTTCTCCAGAAGAGCTTGGCCTCTATCTGGTTCATGGCTCTAGCACAGTCTTTCCAACTAACATCTTGCCCGAAGTCTGGATTCATAAAAGACTTCATTGCCCAAGCTGCCTCTGCTAAATTCCAACCGCTACCTCCTTCGCTCTCAGATACCAGACTCTCTATCAGAGACTCCTTGGTATCACCAACGATATCCCTGACTACTTCAGTGAATACCCCTGTATCGTTCGCTACGTGACCAACCATCTTTCCGTAGGACCATTTGACGCAATCCTCACCAAAGAACAATCTGATGATTGAGTCAACCTCGCTATTGCTCGCTTGCTTCAAGTAGTCCAAGAGTGGTTTCTTAGTACCCTTCGTGTAAAGCTCGTACTTACTAGCCACATCAGAGAATGTGCTTTTCATAGAAATCCCTCCACCTACTAGGTCTGGGTTGTGTGGACTGCCCAAATTCTCTTCTTGTTATTTCAATCGCAGTTTCTTGTGACAAACCCGTATTGTGTTCCTTAGCCTTCATGAACATACAATCGACCATTAGTGTATGGTTTGACCTCCTACAATCCCATTCAGGATGAGTGCTGATGCCCTTGTGTATTCTTATCGCTTCCATGGTTTGCTTTGGTGTAAGGCCAAACATCAAACCTATGTGATATCCCTTCTTCTCAACGTCGGAATACACTCTCCATCACTCTCTCATCAAACATATCCCATATTACATTCCATACTATCATACAAGTTTTCTTTATGTCGTTGCTTCTTACACTGTTCTTGAAGTTGTCATACTGCATCTCATCTACGTATTCCTCTAGAAACTCTTTGAATCCCTCTTTCTGTAGGTTGTATCTGTAAGGATAGTCAGCATCCCTGTCCACGTATATTCCTTCATTGCCGAAGTAGTGCGATATGTGTTCCCTGACTCTCGCTCTTACAAGCACCGTGTCTTCAAGGTCCCTATGATTGACCACACTTAGTATTCCATTACTCAGAAACAACCACATCAGGCAACCCTCCTTGCTAGGTCTTCCGCTCTTTGTTGTATTATGTTCCGTGTCTGTGCATCCCTGAGAACTTGGGTAGCGGCTTGCATTGCATCGACACCCCCTGCCTTGTCGTAAGAACGACCCATCTCCTCATCAGTCATGTCACCATACACCATGTCCGTGTAGGGAGCCATGTATTGCATACCAGCAATATCAGTACCAACATCTCCAGTAAACTTGTCACCCTTTGGGCCTCCCATTGCCCTGTATGGTCCTGCGCCGCCAACATCAACATAGCTAGGAGTACCATCAGGTCTAATGAGTACATTGTCAAGGTCCTGTCCTAGAACGTCCCAGTTGGATATCGCCACTTGTGGTACGAAGTCTTCACGCAACCTAAGTCTATCAGATTCAGTTGGCACTCTAGCGCCTTCCTCAAAGTCAGTTAGCATGGTAGGTCTTCCATCCTCAACTACCATCTCAGCCGAGGGCACACCTATGCCTAACTCATTCAGGTAGCGATTCATGTCATACTCGTTCATGATGTGCGCTGCAGGGTCACCACCCGCTCTACCACCTCTCTTGACAACGACTCTTCTACCACTTGGTAAGGTACGGAGAGCCGCTCCAGTAGAGCCTCTAAGCCTAACCTCTTCCTTGAGGAAAGTCCACGCTTCTAATGGCGGTCGATTCATTCAGTCACCTCCGTTTGTAGTGGTCTACCCGCTGCCTCTAATATCTCTTTTTCGCTCATCACTGCTTCCTCCATCTTTAACGCTCTCATGTTGAGAAGTGTGTCACCGCTCCTTTCTGTCCAAGTCATATCCTGTAGCTTCTCAATGATTTCATTCACCCTACTAGTATGTTTGCCGTTTTCTTTCAACCAGTTTTCTGCACTCTGTGCCTCAACCATCGCACTTGCTATCCTGTTGTAAGCGGCTTCACCCAGTGGACCCATCCTGTCTTCTTCCTTTGGCACTAGCATACCAACCACCATGTCCAACAACACGCTCATCTGTAACTTAGGTGGAACCTTGTTGGGTATTCTCTGCCTAACAGAGCTACAACGTCTGTAGCCTCTACCTTTGGTTTTACCACCTTCATTGTCATCGGGGACTAGAAGCACCGATGTCCCAGTGTTCAGGTCCTGTACGTACAACATGGGGTCAGAGAAGTAGTCCTCTCCTTTGTCATGCCTTGCTTTCTCTTGCTTGCTTATCACACTCCCTAGAGTGCTTAGTGCCTTACCGACACCATCTGTCCATTCCATATTTTTTGCTTCTTTCATTCTATCACCTTCTTTGCATAGTCGTCCAAAACTAGTTTTCCAACTACGTTTACGTTCGCTTTATATTCTACATCCCTGATTGCAGGAGTTGGTTCTGGTGTAGCGATTTTCACCTCGACCAAACTGAAACAAGCAGGACACTTTGGCAATGCGCTAAACTCCTCATCACTCATGTAACCTGTCCTGCTTTTGTTTCCACACAAACGACCATTCCCCATGTCAATGTGCTGCATCATTCGCTCGCCTCGTATCTAGGATGACTCTCTGGGAGTTTCTTTCTACGAATCTCCATCATGTTGTCAAATACTACCCACAGATTCTCAGCGGCCTTGTCAAACCTTCCATTGAGAGTTACTTGTCTCTTCTTGTCCCTCTCGTTCTTAACCTGTATTTTTGTCATTCTTTCTTTTAGCTCACTCAAATCAACTTCGCTTTTCAGCACTCTCAGTATCTCGTACTCAGCGTGTTTTATGCTAGCTGCTTTCCTCTCGTTTCCTTTCATTTCTTTCCCTTTCCTCTTTTCCTTTCATGATTGCCACTTGCATAGCATTCACCATTTCCTCTGCTTGTTCTACAGAGAGTCTGAAGCCTTGTCTTGTGTGAGTAGGCCCCTCCTCCCTATGCATATTGTGCATCCTCATATCTATCCAGACTCTACCTGAATATGGTTGCACACTCAAAACGACATGTCCCTTGCCGTCCTTCCATTTTCGTTCCATACTTACTGTTCTCCAAATCTCACTCATCATAATGCCTCCAAAGTACAATCCTTACATACCAATGTGCTTAGTGCGTGTTTGCCTCCCTTGTCATAATCGTCAAGAGTGGCCCAGATTTTTGCTTTCTTGCCACACACACCGCAGATTGCTATCAATGCCTCACGTCCACATCTGCTACCCAGTCACCGTTCTTGTATTCTTTATGACAATCATCACAGATGACTTCAAATTCTTCTAGAAAATAGATAGTGTTACCTTCTCCCTCCTCAAAGGTGTTATCACAAGTTTCCACGTCACATTCCTCATTCTTGAGAGCTTGCTCTTCCCTGTGTTTGGTCCAGCAATCGTAGCATCTCTTGTGGTCAGGGTCCCAGACTAGGTTCCTTCTCTTCTTACAAGAAACACATTTGTTGTATCGGTACTTGTTCTTCATTCCTCTTCGTCTCCATCTACCATAGCGCAGACTAATCCCCTCATCCAAGGGGGTAGTCTGTTGCTTTCATCAGGCCAGTGGTTACCGACCACAATCAGGTTCTCTCTTTCTTCATCAGTGGCATCGCATATCTCGTATCTGGTGTAAGCCTGTATGACTTGTCCATCTGGTGTGTCATGTCTGTGCATCTTTGCTTGTCCATGCATCCTGATGAAGTCATCAGGGTTCACATCGAGCCTTGTACCGCACGTACATATCAGTGGGTATGTCCATATCTCAATCTCTTCTGTGTCACCATTATCCAATAGCACTTCATCCGTGTTTAGGTATCTAGCAAAGCAATCAGTCACATCAATTTCCATCATAGGGTAACCACACTCACACTTCCAACTCTTGATGACTAACTCCTCTGTCATCTGCTCAAACACTTCCATATCCTCTCTGGTTGTTGGTGGGTCCATCCAGTGAGCATCCAAGTCACTATAATTGTAACCCAAATCATACAACAGGACACGTAAGCCCGCTAAGTTAGTCTCCACTAGCTTATCACTCACACATGTGACTAACGATAGCTCGCTATCTGACTTTTTCATTAGAACAAAACCCAGACCACCAGCCCACACACCATTCATAGGCATGTCTGCAAAGTGTTTCTCAGCCCAATTCTTATTTTCTTCATTCATCCAATTTATTATTCCATCTCTGTTTTCACTCATTTGTTTCCGCTCCTTTCATCTTATACAATCTAATTTCGTTACATCTTTTGCATATCTCAACAATACTCTCTTCCTCACACAATAGTACAATCGTAGGCTCTTGACATTGACATACGCTTATGGATGCTTCTATTGGTGTGAAGGGTATCCCATCAATCTGCCACATGGTACTACCCATGGGGTGTATCGTGTCTCCAATCACTATGCTTCCATCCAAACTCAATGTCACACTATCTGCTCTCATACTATCATACTCCTTATCCTTCTCGCCGCATCTCTTGCGCCTTGCATCTCAAACAACTCCGCAAGGCCAATTTTACCCTGTCTAGGATTTTGCTCAGTGGTCAATTGCCAATTCCATCGTGGCAGTTTACCATGTACACCCTTCACTGGTATAGGGTCCCTCGCTATGGGGACATACACTATACGATGGCCTTGCCGCTTTACAGCACGCTTTTTGTAGGCATCACACCATTGCACTCTTTCCAAGTCTACTACGTAATTTCTCTCTCCTATTTGGTCATTCATTCCATGATAATGATGGCCTCCCTGAGTTTCAACAACTATACCCAAATCCTCAATGAAGGAATCCATCCTCATGGGCATCTTAGTATCTCGATAATGTGCTATCTTTCCATTTCTCATCGGCATTCTCCATTCGTGATGCACCATTCCGAATGCCCTTCTAAGGTAATTAGTTACCCTTTGTTGGCCCATCAACACTGCACCAAACTGTAAGTCATCCCAATCGTAGTCAGGCCACAGCGTCATGAGTATCGGTCCCATGCCCCGTATCTTTGCGTGACCTGCATCAGTATCACCGAATGTATTTCTGAGAAAGCTCCTATACCTAGGTACATCCATTAGCATATCCTTCGATGTGTCGTAGCACTGTTGTATGGTCTTCTTGTCTGAGCCATGTGGGAAATCAGTCGCATCAATATCAAGCCAAGGGAAGGCAACATCAGTTACCCATCTCCTAGAGGCATTCTCGTTCCAGAGGAATGGGAAGGAAGAATCCATACCACCAGTACCACTCTTAGATAGACGCATACACAATGCGAAGTCATCAAACTCGCTCGGTTTGAATCTACCGTCAGTTCCCCTTCTAAGGAAGAATCTATCCAAGTCTTTCATGAAATGGTAGAGCGCTAGGTTATGCTCGCCCTTCAATCGCACTACGTTGTCGCCTTTCTTCCTCTCCTCTACAATTTTTCCAGTGGCCCTGTGTACAAACGCTCCTTTGCAGTAAGCTCCACCTGTATGGAATAGACCGTTGTATGGAAAGTCATTCATGAATGTCTTACCTACATCATACTCAAGCCACTTAGTTTGTATCCCATATACATCATCAAGGGTTGGTGCTCTACTCAGATGCTCACTCCAAGCACTCCAAAACTCTTTGAGCACAGGGTACACTACCTTGTAATTGGTTTTCTCTTCGATAACAAACAGACCCTCCTTGTTCCTACCAGTGAGTCTCCATAGTTTCACATCACTCCACTCCTTTGGGAAGAGTGCTTTGAATGCGGAGAAGAAGGACGAGTTGCTCTTGTCATACTTCCTTGCTACGCTTCTCATACTCTTGTGGTATCTAGTGTCTAACGACTTCACCTTGTATATGTCCTCGGTGTGCCATGTGGATTCTGTGTCTGACGCCTCAAACCCTAGATGCTCCCTAAACTCTCTCACAATATCTTTATCATTATTTTTCATTCTTCTTCCTCCAATATATCAAAAGTGTCAATTGTCATAGTCGCTGAAGGCGTCCATCTCTCAGGGTGGTCAACCGTCTTAATCAACCCCGCCTTCTTAGCGAACACAATCAGGTTCTTCACACGTTCGTCACTGGGCGATAAATCCAACACCGCACCCTGTGGATGGTTGGCTGGCTTGCCCGGTACGTACATCTGAATATCTCCATTCTGATACTCAATCAACTCAAATGGTGTGTACAACAATCTTTCGGAGGCTGCTGACCTCATCACAGCGTCCTGCTCACGCAACCACTGGAAGAATTGCTCATCTGGTTTTATCTTCACCGCATATCCATAGTGTCTGTTGCGACCCATCACCACTTCTTTGGTGATGCACTGTACGTGCATCTCAGTCTCTCCAGTATCATACTCTACTTTCACTTGCATCTTTCCATTCTTTCCTATCTCTATCTCATTCATCTTTCATTCCTCCTATGTAATCTGTTATCTTCGTTTTTTCCTTCTTCATTTTCTTCGGTGTCACACTCACAACGACACCTGCCTTGTCCAATATGCTACATGCCAACGGCCATTCTTTGGCAGTGTCAACGCACCAGAACTTCCTGTCCTTGGGCGTTTTTCCCTCTGACACTATACTACCACCAGCACCAATTTCAGACATGTAGCAATACTTACACTCACCATTGTGCATCTCAAGGGGATGATACTCGTCTCCACACTCAAAGCACTTGACAGTGGGTTCCTTCAAAGTGTTCTCAATGTTGGTCATCTCCGTGCCACAACCGCACTTCACGGAGCCCTTCTCAACGGGGGACTCATGCCAGTCGCTGTTATCACACGTTGGACAACCTAGTAGGACCATCCCCTTCTGGAACGTTCCCTTGTACATGTTGCTCTTGCTTTTCTTTTTCTTCTCACTTGCTTTCTTCCTCAACTCTTCAAGCAAAGTCTCATCATCATCCTCGTCGTAATCCATATCATCAAATGCGAAGCCACTGAACCCGTGACTGTCAACCCCAGTGAAGAGATTCTCACCGGGCTCCAGACCTGTGACATCTGCAATGTACAATTGTTGTTCGTGCGTCTCCACTGCGTGTGTGCAATAGACCGACCTGATGTGGTCAATCAAACCAGCCACGTCCTCCCACTGCTTTTCGTCCAACATCAGATGGGCTAGTATGCACAACTGAACACCAGTCCTACCGTGGCCACCTGCACAAGAGCATGACACTGTTTTGACATCATGTTCCCTCAAGTCATTGACCAAGGCGACCCAGAACTCTTTGCCCGCATTGGTGGGTATACTGTAATCAGGCCAGTCGATGACCACGAACTTCGGTAGCTTGGTCTTGTTGAATGCATCAGCGCATGACCATCCCATGGGAACACTGTCCCTGATTGAGCGAGTCTGCAAGACACCTTCTGGACCTATGGCAACGTCCGGCACACTATCCATGTTCTGCCAAGCTCCGTTCCTCATGTTGCCTCCACCATGAACAGTGATGCCATCAGCGACAAACACAACTGGATTACCTGTGTGACACATAGGCATTACTCATCACCTCCCATCAGTGTGCCTAGCCTTTCTACCCATTCTTCATCAAATGCTATTTGCTTCTTCAGCTTCTTCGCCAACAGGGACCTAAGCAACTTGTGGCTCCTGTCAGTGTTCACTAGTCCGTTCCATGCCATTGTAAATTCCTCCACTGATACAAACTCCTTCATGCGTATCTTCCTGCAAACATCATATGTAATCGGGGATGACTTGCTATCGTCCAATGCGAAGAACACAGACGGGGAGTTGTCTGATAGCAACATACTTGTGTCAACACCAATACTGTCATCTTCACTCACATTCAGCTTACTGCACTTCTCGCACTCCTCATGTCCACATGGAACGAAGTTATCCTCATTCAAAGTGTACTTGTTGGAGTGATGCAACCTGTCGGGGCCTAGCTGATTCGCCTTGTCCCTGATGGACATTGGCACTTTCTCACTCTGGGTTATCATGTTGGTACGAAAGAAAGTGTTGTTCGCTTGGTTGTTAGCGAAATTCAGTATCTCCAACCAGTCGTTCTGTGGCCTCTGTGGGTGAGGCGTTTTAGGGACCCGCTCCCAGAAACCCCACTCCATTTCAAATCTGCAACCATTACCTGAGACAAGCATGTTGTACAACTGGAAGGTGCGGAACATGTGTCTGATTGACGATGGCCTGTGGCTGAACAAACCCTTTCCTGTCTTCTCGTTCTTGGTTGCGTAATCGAATGCCTCCATGCTCAGGAACTTGGTGAACAGACCAGCGTTGTTGTGTTGCCAGTTCTCAGCCTCGTTAGCCATACTGGTGATTCTCATCAACGTCTCAATGTCAAATGTGCCGGTATCCTTCTTGTGATTCACGAACTGTATTATCGCATCTGCAATGTCAGCCGCAGAACTAGCGCAGGTCATCCACTTCTCTCCGCCGTAACCACCTTTCCAGCCATCCTTGAACATCTTAGCACACCACTTCAAAGCCTCTCTCATCTCAACGTAGGTCAAGTCAAGGTACTCCATCTTGGCATACCAGTGGTTTCTGTCCCTCATGTCCATCTCAACCTTGCTCCACTCTATGTCTTGCGGGGAAGGCCCAGCAAACCACTCTGGCTTCACAGCGACGTTTGGACTCACTAACGCATGCAAGGTGGGTACTATGTCTACACTAGCCTCATCACAGATTCTCTCTGAGTGTCGCATCTCTGCAAGGCACACGGAGAGAGTTGCTTTCACAACCCAACCCACGAACACTCCGGCTAACATGGCACTCTCTTTCCCATTTGCGTTCTTGCCCAACCACTGATGGAAGAAGTGAGCGAACCAACCGTGTTGCCTCATGTATGCTCTTCTGCTCAAATGCAATCCCAACATGAACGCCGCAGCGTACTCATCGGTGTATGCGTTGTAAGGACTGGGCTCAATCGGGAGTCCATCCTCACATGCTACCCAACCTGCACTGCCCTCTACCCAGACATCACCAACACTAACACTGTCACTCACAATGTACGGTATTCCATGGGCCCTTGCGTGGGCCGCTATGTGTGAGGACATGGACCCTTTGGCATGTGCAATGACGAAACCCTTCGGAACATTTCCCTTCGTGATGTTGGCTTCCAACCAAGCCACTTCGACCAATCCCTCTGGTTTCCAGACCTTCTTCACATTCACGCTACCCTGTGGTATTGAGCCTTCAGTGTCAGCAGTCACAAGCGTAGCTCCACTCATGTACTGGAAGGGGGAGCTGATTGGGCTCGGCGGTGGTGCTTGCCTGATTTGTGTCAGGTACGCATAGGCACTGCCGGGAGCAGGATTCTGAGAGTGCAAGTCATGACCCTCAGTGCCAACGAACTCCATCTCAAACCCTTCCTTGTAACCCAACTTCGTAGCAATCTTGTGCTTCGCCAGATAGTCCTCGGTGTCGCTCATGAGAAACTTCAACTGCAAGCCACTCTCGTTCGTGACGCCATCATGGCCTAGACCAAATGTGGCGTACTGATTGGGATGCAACACTGCACTAGAGTACGCATTCAGCATCTCTTGCATCAGGAAGCAACCCTCTGGGTCTTCCTTCTTCATCACTCCAACAAGCCTCTCCCACACATCGAGTATGTTATGCTCGTTCACTGCACGAGATTCCAACACACCATGCCTTGGTGTAAGCGGGCATGTTCTGAGGAAGGCAGTATCCTCAATCACATCCGTGTATTTTCTCTCAGTACATTTCTCAAACGCCCTGTCCACCACATCGAAGTCGTCATCCAACAGGAGAGCCACAGTAGTGGGCATGTGATAGCCGACTTGTGACAGGGGTGTGTCGTCATCGTAGCTCAAGTCAATCAGGTCCAGTATCGCAGTGGCCTTCTGTGACTTTATCGCCTCTCTCCTCTTGTCAGTCACAACCGCAACAGTCTCTTCAATATCCTCTTCCGCTAGCATCTCCTTGAACAAGTCAGTTGCATCGAACTCGTCGCTCATGCTACCACCTCCTCTTCAACAACAGTTACCTTCTCATCCGGTCTGTGCAACCACATAGTAACGTAACCAGCATCCTTAGACTTCATTCTGACTCTCATGCCACCGGAGTATTTCATCGCTGATGGCACATCAGCTATCTCAAACGCCTCATCCCAATCTTCAGGAGAGCCAAAGCACAGTTTGTGCAATATCTCAGTGGGTGTAACTATGTATTCCGGGTCAGCATCCCAAGGTAAAGTGAACGATGCACTAGGAATTATCTCTGAGATGCCCATTCTTTCTGAAACTTTGTCCAACTTGACAGGTATTGAGTTGTCCTCCTGTTTGTCCCAAACCCTGTTTTTGTTCTGTGTCCCATTGAAGTGGTTCAGAGCCTTGTGGAACATGTTTCTCACATTGGTTGCCTCGCTTATCTTCTTGAAGAAGAGTCCACTGTACTCAAAGTCGCTGAACCCGAACACACTGGGCTCCTCTATTGGCTCCCACCTGAACTTCACAATCTCATGGCCGTGCATACGCTCAACTTGGTATCTCTTGTACTTCCAACCCTTGCCACACTCGCAGTAACTGTGTCCAAGGTCGTTCTTCACATTCTTGCTGAAGCATATCGAACACTGCGTCTCGCCTTCCTTCCTAGCTTTCGTGTTGGACTCCTGTATCTGCACATCTACCTTCGCAACCCAGTCCCAGTCCTTCCAACCGTACTTGGTGTACTTGCCCCTCCTAGTGGGTACTCGCCTAGCTTCCTTCTCATACATCTCTTCTCCATTCTCGTCCACACCAACAGGTATGCTGATGTCCCTGTCCTCCCAAGCGTCATTCACAATCAGGCTCCTATCGGAAGACCAGTTGCCCATCCTAGTGAGGGACTTCTTGATTTCCTTGATGACTCCCTTCAAGGGAGCTTCACGGGCTAGTCTTCTCCTCACTTCGCTGAACCTAGTCACTTGCGTAGGTGAGATTCTTTTTCTCTCACCCCAACCGAATTGACTCTGCAACTGGTCGTTGTTCCACCCCTGCTTCACGGCTCCTGCGTCCCATATCTCACGGTATTCATCATTGTCCTCAATCAAGAACCACATTGTTTCATAGGTAGGGAAGTGATGTGCGCACTTCTCGCCATCAGGTATCATAGCCTCGTTGCACGCACCGAATGTCTGCGACCTGTGGAAGTGACCACTCGCACCTGATACGGCCCATTCTTTTGCGTCAAGCTCCGACTCAATCTTCTCTTTCAATTTCTTGAAGGTATCAGAGTGTATCAGAGTCACGGGGTTCATGAAGTGATGGTCGAATTTATCGCCCAGCCTGAACGTGAAGTCACTCCTGTATGTGTGGTTACTGGCAAAGTAAATCCTGCCGTACTTGTCCAGTCTAGCTTCTGGCCACTTGTGCAAGTATGCGTTCACCATGTCATGACCACAGACTGGCCCATCGGGATTGGGAACTTCACCCCATCCGACCTTGCCACTCATCATCACGTACGCAGTTCTTGTGTACTCATTCACCATATCCTCCGCATTCAACATCTTGTCCGGTCCAACCGAAGCCAATGTGTAGGCAACCGCCAAGTCCATCGGGTAGCACTTACCCATTGTCTCTTTCGTGTTGCCCAGCGTCAGGTCAGTGAGTGTCTGGTTGTCCGTGAAGGCAACCTTCTCATCCACTATACCTGCGCTCAAAGCCCTGTTCCAATTCACATATCCTTTTCTTTCTGCTCTCGTTCTCATTCAACAATCACCTCTAGTCCTGCTTCTTTCGCTCTATCTTCCATTATCTCTGCCCTCTCTCTCATGTTACCACCATTCTGCTCGCCAGTGTACTTTGGACTCATCTCAATTTGCCATGCGGCGTTTTCAAACTCTTCACGCGCTCTTTCACGGGTCATCTTGTAAGGGTTGGAAGTACAGTTCTTCTTCCACACTGCACGTCTATGGAATGTCCACGACGTCGTTGGTAGGTACTGAACCCAACGGTCCCAATTGTACGTTGATGCCGAACAACCGTGGGGTCTTTCTCCCTCCGCAACAACGCCATCGTAAGATATTTCGTACCACTCTCCAACGCAATCATCATCTCTGTGGTATCTCACAAAGTCATTCCACTTGTCATTTAGCACAAGCTTCTTCACAATCCTACCACTGTCCTCAGTAACAGACTCTATGGTATTGTACACTACGTGATTCCAATCAGTGAACAGACGCATGGCGAAGCCCTTCTCTGGGTGGAAATTGTTGAAATCAACCAACCCAAGCACTTTGCCACTCCAATCTTCTTGCGTAACTTCACGTTCAACACCATCAAAGCATTCTATCATATTCTTTTCATTTGTTTCTTTCATTTCATCATCATTCATTTTTTTCTCCTCCCTCAGTTATTTCCATTCTAGTCTTATTTAAAGTAAATCTTTCTTGCACGTACGCTTTATAACCTATATTATTCATCATGCTAAAGCACCCTCTCTCCACAAAACTCACACGATTTGGGTATGCTTCTTCTTGTCGTCTTTGTCGCATAGCAATGTTCGCATACAAAGATACGATGACCCAACCTAGTTGGTGAACGATGGACTTCACGCCACACACTATTCCTAGACTGCTTCACGCTGTCACCTCCACGCCACACTCCACGCAATATACTGAAACTAAACGGACTAACCAATCGCTATGGAAGTCGGTAATCATACCATCCTTGATAGTTACATCACCACCTGTAATAGTATTGATTCGTGTCTTTGGATATTTACAATTACACCAAGAACTCATGCCGTCACCCCCATCCACCAGTCAGGTGGGCTTGTGTGTCTGTAATGCACACCGCCAGCACTGTACATCTTGGAGTGGTAGTACGCTCGGTATGCTTTCACCGCATTCTCATGCTTGTACTCATCAGGCATTGCTTGTGCAAACACTGTAAGCTCACCATCAGGTATGTTGTTTGGGGTGTTGCTTATCATGTGTACAATTGGGTCACTGCAAGCGTGCCTCTTACCAAATCTGTTCTGATACTCAATGAGCAATCCCACTGCATGTCTGCAAAGCCAGTCAAAGTTGCTGAACGTATCACCTGCCCATACTGTGCATGGGTGATGGTGATAACCGCCTTTGTACGGCGTACCCTTTTGCGTGAGTGGCATCTGCTCATCGGTAGCTCCCCATCTACGCAAGGCCGAGGCCATCATCTGCGCAGATTCAACAATCATCTTGGGTACTCTTACGCAGTCAATCGCCTGTGCTGACTTCACTGGGTCTTCGTCTAGTACGAATATGTTCATTCAATCACCTCTAGGAAATCCTCAAACACTCTCTTGGCATCATCATCGTTGCCTACTCTATCGAGTGCATATCGGATAACATCTTCTGCTTCTTTCAATTCTTTCTGCAACCGCTCGTTCTCTTTGACTAGCTTCAATACCCGCATTCGCTCCACCTCTTTACGCAATCGCTTGACTTCTTCAAGGAGAAGTGGTGCGTCTGCTATCAGTTGTGCGGTTGCTTTGTTGGAACCAACAGGGCCATTGGGAAGTGGCTTACCGTTGTAATCCACTTCACGATAATTGACCCTACACACCGACTCCAAGTCGTTACCACCTTCATGTGTAATCATTGTATCAATACATCTCCAATCATCTTCGTCACACCACCACGGCG